TGCTCGCTTTGAAAGCGCCGCTCGGCCAGGCCATATTCCAGCGCCATCCGCTCGCGTTCCAGCGCGGCCTCCGCGATTGCCTTGTCCCGCTGGAGCTGGAGCTTCGCGGCACCATGCTGCTGCCCCAATGCAAGCTCGGCTTCGGCCTTCTGCCGGTCGAGCATCAGCCGCTGTGCCGCCGCCTGTGCGTCCGCTTGCGCCTTGACCAAATCGGGGTGCGGCGGCGGGGGCGCGTTGCCCGTCGCCTGTCCCTCGGGGCTCATCGGATCGACGAAATAGTCGGTCGGGATGCCCAGGCCCGCATCGCGCACCATCGCCGCCAGGTTGCGGAATATGTTACGCTTGCTCGCCAGCCCCACCGGCAGCGCCTCCTTCTGCATGTCCAGCATCTGCGCGCGATAGGCGAGCCGTTGGTCCTTGCGCCCCGATCCCAGCCCCACCCGTACATTGGCGGACAGGCCCGTCGGCCACGCCGTCGGATCGACCAGCCGCGCCTGTCCGTCGATCTTGACCGCGAACGGCTTGCCCACCGCCGCCATCAGCCGCAATTTCTTGGCGAACAGGCGCGCCAGCGCTTCCGCGAAGTTGCGCGCGACATATTCCTCCATCTGCTGGCCCTGCGCCTGCATCAGCGCGGTCCCCGTCGCGGTCTTGTTGAGCGCGTCCGCATCCAGCCCCTGGTTCAGCCGCGTGATGCCCGTCCGGCTCTCGCGCTCGCCGGTGATATATTCCAGCATCGTCATGCCCTTTTGCATGTCGAATGCCTCGTACAGGGGCTCGGGCTTGCTCGCCCCCTTGCCGCGCACCAGCCCGCCCGGCCGCACCGTCAGCAGGTCGTCGATCGTGTCCTCAGTCATGCAATCCTGCGGCACGTACATGCGCGGATTGTTGGTCAGATAGAGGCCGTTCAGCTGCTGCCGCAGGATTACCGATTTGACCCGCTGCAGGTCCATCACCTTGTCGGCCAGGCTATGCCCCACCAGCCGGTGCGCGCGCGGGAAGGGGCACCACACCACGAACGGCGCTTCGTCCACTTCCTCCGCATCCAGGATCACGTCGTTTACGCGGAAGACCTTGACCAGCTCGGCCACGCCGTCCCCGTCCAGGTCGATCCGCTTATATTCCTCGCGCAGCCACACCTGCTTGACGCCCGATGGCGCATATTGCGTCTCGTCCAGCCAGCGCACCGTGGCGCGGCTGTCTTGCGAGATCGTCATCGGGTCCGCCGGCAGGCTTTCGACCAGCTCCCGGTCGAACCCCATTTCGATCAGGTCGGACACGCTCTTGGCGGATCGATGGCACAGATAGTCCGCTTCGTCCTCGTGCCGCGTCCGGCTGGCGAACAGGAATTCCTCGCTCGGTATCGGATAGTCGACGAAGACCGTTTCCTGCGCGCGCTCGACCGCCTCGACATGGAAGGTCCCGTCTCCATTCTCGGTCGCCGCGGCAATCTCGACGCCCGAGGAATGGAGCAATGCCAATTGCTCCTCGTCGAAATGCCCGCGATGCTTGCGCACGACCTCGCGCGTCTCGGCGCAAGTCTTCGCGATTCCGATCTTCTCGATCAGCCCGGACTGGATCCAGTCGTGGATCACGCGATAGCCGTCCTGCCGCTTCAGGAAGCAATAGGTCACCGCCGCGGTCGCTTCCTCGGCCGCCGCCTCGCAATCGGCCTCCGCGCATTCGAACTCGACCACCCGGTCGCCGGAGACGATCGTGCGCGATACGCTGATCGTCATATAATCGACCACCTCGGCCACTTCGGGCGTCACCACCTGGCTCAGCCCCTCTTCCTCGTCGCCGAACGGCCGCGCCTCGTAATAATCGATCGCCACCGCCTGTTCGTCGGCCAGCGTGCTGTCGCGGAAAGACAAGGCCATCCGCTCGTCCTCCGCCAGCATCGCCGCCAGTTCGGCATGCGAAAGCGGGGCGTCCAAAGTCGCCATCGGGCTCTCCTTCATGAAACATCGCGGCCGGCGGGGCAGGCCTGCTTTTTTGATTCCACTGCCCGGGTCGCTGCCGCGCCCGCATATGATTGGCCTGTCTGCGATCCGCAAAGGCCGCCCGACAGTCCATTCTCATTATTTCTACACGCAAACGAATGGCTTGCGCGGTTACCCGCTTATAATGGTGGTTAATGACTATTAGGAATGCTTGCCATTATTGCAGGCGCGTGATTTACTGCAGGGGAAGTAATAGGTGGGGGGACTTGAAATGCAGATTCGTAAGGCATCGCTTGCCGCGGTGGCCGTGGCCATGCTCGCCGGCACGCAGGCTTCGGCCGCGCCGCCGCCGGGCACGTTCGAGACGTTCAATACCGGCGTCGATGACAGCCATAATGTTCTGGCCGAAGGCGCCGGAGAGACGCACTATACCGCGTCGGATCTGTGGTACGGCGGCACCGTCCCGCAATATGTCGAAACCAGCGCGCACGGTTACCCGATCGCGCCCAATGGCCCCTGGCTGGGCGATGACAGCCTCTCGCGCTGGATCGGGCCGACCGATCAGAACAGCCCGTTTTACTATGATTACCAGACGACCTTCACGCTGACGAGCTATCAGGCCGCGCGCGCCTTCATCAATGGCCGCTGGTCGACCGACGATTATGGCTTCGACATCCTGATCAACGGCCAGAGCACCGGCAACTGGGCGGGCGAGTTCAGCAACTGGTACAATTTCAGCGTCACGTCCGGCTTCGTCACCGGCACCAACACGCTCGACTTCATCGTCTACAATACGGGTGGTCCGGGCGGCCTTCGTGTCGAGATGGGGGGTAGCGTGCCGGAACCGGCCAGCTGGGCGATGATGCTCGGCGGCTTCGGTCTCGTCGGCGGCGCGATGCGCAGCCGCCGCAAGGCTGCCGTCAGCTTCGGCTGATCTTTTCCCAAAGGGATCGGAAATGCCGTCGCGCCTTCGGGTGCGGCGGCATTTTTGTTCTTATCTGGCCAAGGCCGGGATTTCGGCGGCGCGCGACGATCTCAATTCCATGCCTGGCCCCAATCCGTCATCCCGGCGCACGCCCAAATCATTCAGCCAGGCAGCGCCTCTGCTGCGCCGCCATTGCCTGAATTCCGTGATCGGCTAACTTGGGGCATCAGTAAGTCTTCATTTTCAGCTACTTGGTTCCGTCGACCAAAAGCGCTACCCGAACCGCGCGGCGCTGCTGAGCAGGCGACTTCTTGGCAATTTTCGACAAATAGTAAGCTCGGAAATCCGACAGCATCCTGTCGATCTCCTTGTCGATAGCAGAAAACACCTCCGGGCAATCCGATACACCGAATGAACCCCGCCAACCCCGGACCGTGTGATCAATGGCAACCAACGTCTGTGCGTAGCAACGATCGTGCGGTCGAAGTGCTCGGTCTGCTGTGGCCTTTCCGATAGATTTTTGTCCTTCCGCGATTAAGGCGCGGATCTTGGCTTTGAAACGCTCTATCGCTCCATCAGACGGCGGGTATTTATTTGGGATGAGTTTGTATCCGAGGAATGTGTGGTCTTGTCCAATAGGGCCGACGAAAGCTTTATTTGGTGAGGTCTTTGGTCTGTAAATATCCATGCCGATCTTGCTTAGTAGCGTCTGTGCGACCTCCATTGCTTTCTCAACCGCTGCCTTGGATTTCCCGATCAAGATGAAGTCATCAATGTATCTGATGCAGGTTATTCCCCGTTGATTCATTTCGCGGTCAAATTGCTCAAGCACGATATTCCCGGCCAGGGCGGAAAGCGGGCATCCTTGGGCCACCCCATCAGGTCCGATAGGAAAGAGTTCACGATCGGCCGCGCTTAGTGTCGCCGAGTTTGACAGTTCCACCGTCAAAGCTTTTTCGACAAGAGAGACGAAGTCAGCCTCGGCGCCATCCGCCCTCAGGAAATCGATCACCTCCGCACGGGGGATTTTCGTGAAGAAGCCGGCGATATCCGAACCGGCTACGTGCGTATCGCCTGATCGAGCGCATTGGTCGAAGAGGGCGATGGCATGATCTACCCCGCGACCCGGGATGCCCCCAATGGACGTGGCCGTTTGAAGCACGCGTTGCACGCCGAGCAGCTCTTTTGCTTGTTGTAAAACGTCTAGGATCGCACGCTGAACGATGCGATCTTCCAAGGGCGCAACCACGATAGGTCGTTTACCGGTTTTGCCGGGCCCTTTTGGCGGGGTGGCGCCATGCGCAGCTTTGAAGGTATATCCAACTTGCAATCGCCTCTGGAGCGACGCCAGATTACGAGGCAAATCTTCTCCAAATTTACGCGCGGACTGCTTCGTTGTCTCTTGCTGAGAAGTCTCTGCATTTCGTCTGATCGCGTGCCATGCCGCGACTAGCACAGTCATTGAACGAACGCGTTTACACAACGATTTGTAGGTGCGCTGCCTAGCTGTGGGGCCTGCCGACAAAGTTATCCCCCCGGCCAGTGGCGTCCTTCAGGCTTAGCGCCGACGATCAATTTCGCCGATGCATCGACCTGCATCGCGAGGCTTATCGCAACGCGATGGTCCCCGCCTTTCGTACCTGCACCCGTGATGGGCCAAGAGAAAATAAGGGCCAATGACAAAGCGGCAACATGAAGGTGAGCCAAGCTCGCCAACCGCGCCGTTACAACTCCGCGTCCGCGCATCGAAATTACTCCCCCCTTGAGCATAGCAGCTTTTTGGGCTTGGCAACTACTTGCGCGGCTCGCCGCCCTGGCCGACACTTATGTTCGGAGACTGATCGGCAGGCCGCCAAAGACGGTACAGCAGTCTCGCACATGCTAGCCGGGGCGTGCGGGCGTCCTTCAGGCTTAGCGCCGACGATCAATTTCGCCGATGCATCGACCTGCATCGCGAGGCTTATCGCAACGCGATGGTCCCCGCCTTTCGTACCTGCACCCGTGATGGGCCAAGAGAAAATAAGGGCCAAGTCAGCAATCTCGATTTACCTCATCGTTAACGAGAAGAAAAGGGGAACAGACCGGGCTGGCCACTGAGCGCTGCTTCGTGTCGAGAAAAAATGCTCGCAACCCTATTGCCGATCTTGTTGCATGGGCTCGCCTACGCTCACAAAATCCCCCTATTCGAATACCGTATCCGCCGCTTCGCCATCGGCTCCTCATAGGCCACGCACATCAGCCCGAACGCATCCGCGCCATGGCTCGCCCAGTCGTGCGCCGGCCCCAGGCCGATCCCACGCGCGGTGTCCCGCTGTTCGTGATACCAGCCCAGCGCATCGCGCCCGCCGGCGGTCGTCTCCTCGTCGAACCAGATGGACGGCATCAGCCGCCGCCCGGCCTCGATCCGCGCCGCCGCCGCGCCCTTGCCCTGGTTGGGCACTACCGTCACCGCATAGCCCGCCGCGCGCAGCGCGCTTTCGTAGGAAATGTCGAACACCTTGTCGTTGCTCGCCCCGTCATGCGGCAGCCAGAATTGCGCGCGTTCCGGCCCATAGCCCTTCGCGCGCAGCCAGTTGAGGTGCGCCGCCAGCGGCTGCCCCACCGCCTCGTAATAATCGCGCACGCGTATCTCGCGGCCGACGAACTGCGCCGGCCAGCAGGCAAAGGCATCCGCCCGCGCGCCCGTGCCGCCAATGTCGCAGAACAGACGCACCGTCAGCAACGGATCGAACGCCACCCGCCCGATCCGCCCCTCGGCCTTGGCCGTGGCCAGCTCGCGCGCGAAATAGGCGCCCGCCGTGGCGGAGACATAATCGCCCTCCCAGATATGGTCATATTGGTCGGGCTGGATGCGCAGGCAATCGTCCTTTTCCTGGCGCAATTCCGGCGTGAACCACGGGTTGTCGCGCCAGTTCGCCCGCACCACCGCCGCGCCGGTCGGGATTTCGGCCCCGCGCAGCATAAGGTCGATGGCGTCGGTCTTGCGGCGCGGATTCCAGCTCCACCACATTTGCGCGCCCTTGGCCCGCATCGTCGGCCGCAGCAGATTGATGCTGTGCTGTGTCGCGCCCTGCGCTTCCTCCCACCAGGCGCGCTTGAATCCTTCCAGCGATTTGATGCTCTCCGCGGTCGCATCCTGCATGCCCTGGAATATGATGATGCCGTCGCCCGGCGTGCGGATCATCTCGCGATAGACCTTGAACCC